GGGGCTGTCATGAACATGATACATCTGGAGGGGAACGATGAGTAAGCGATTCTGGAAGATAAAGAATCAGAAGTCCGGAACACCGGAAATAATGCTTTATGAGCAGATCGGCAAGGATTTCTGGAGTGATGAGGGAATAGCAGCCAAGGATTTTGCTGGAGATTTGAAAGCATTGGGAGATGTTGCCAATATCGATATCCGGTTTAACTCACCGGGCGGATCGGTATTTGAAGGACTCGCAATGTACAACATCCTTAAATCCCATCCAGCGCAGAAGACCGGATATGTGGACGGCCTCGCTGCTTCAATCGCAAGTGTAATACTTATGGCCTGTGACCTTATCGTCATGCCTGAAAACTCACTGGTGATGATTCACAAAGCCTCTGGAATCACGATGGGCGATTCTAACGACATGCGAAAGATGGCGGAGATTCTCGACAAGACAGAGGAAAGTATCATCATGGCCTATCAGGCGAAGACCGGACTTGCTCCCGAGGAACTAATGCAGATGATGGCTGCTGAAACATGGATGAATGGCAAGGACGCACTCGACAAAGGCTTTTGCGATGAATGTACTCAACCCATGAAGATGGCGGCGCATTTTAAACCGGAAGACCTCAAGAACTTTCGCAATCTTCCTGAAGATATCAAAGATCTTATTAAGAATCACGGTCTTGATCGTGAGATTATCAATACAGACGGGCATCAACCCGTAACCAAGGAGGTAGCAAAAATGGATAAATGTACTATCCACGGCTGTGACTTAGTGAACGGCAGATGCCTGAAATGTGACGCTGATTTAACGGCAAAGGCCATGACCGATGAGAGGACAAGGGTATCCGATATCAAAACTATCGGCAATGAGTACAAGGGTATTCTGAAAGGTGCGGATGTTTTGGCAGATGCGGCCATAGTCAATGGAAGTACCATTGATCAGTTCAGGATGGAAATACTGAACAAACTGAAAGACCCTTCGGCAATCACCGTAACCGTCGAGAATCTCGAAGTGAAAAAGCCCTTCAGAAATCTCGGCGAGCAGCTGCTTTGCATTAGAGATGCAGCTTTGATGCCGGGGAAGACCGACAAGCGACTCTTGGAGCTTAACAATGCAGCCTTAGGATCATCCGAGGGTGTTCCCTCAGATGGTGGCTTTCTAGTACAGCCTGATTTTTCACTGGAACTGCTCAAGAGGACCAACGAGACAGGCGTGCTTGCTCCGAAGTGTCGCAGAATCCAGATAGGACCAAACGCAGACGGACTCCGCGCTCCAATCGTGGATGAAGTAAGCAGAGCAACTGGCTCCCGTTGGGGTGGCGTTCAGGTCTACTGGGCGGCTGAAGCAGCGGCATTCACCAAGAGTAAGCCGAAAATCGGAAGACTGGAGATTCCGCTGGAGAAGCTTATCGGACTTTGGTACGCCACGGATGAATCCCTTAGGGACGCAACCGCGCTTACCTCGCTCATGATGCAGGCAATGCCTGAGGAATTTGGCTTCATGATTGACGATGCCATCATCAACGGCGATGGACTCGGAAAGCCTCTTGGCATTTTCAAATCAGATTCCTTTGTTTCAGCAGCCAAGGTTACATCACAGACGGCTACCACGGTTGTGGCTGGTAACGTGATGCAGATCTTTGCACAGCAATGGATCAGGGGCATGAAGAATGCTGAGTGGTATATCAACCAGGAGATCCTTCCTCAGTTGATGCAGATGTATGTCGGCCAGATCCCTCTCTGGATACCGGGCAATAACCTTGCAAATGCTCCTTACGGCATCCTCATGGGTAGGCCGGTCAACGCTATTGAGCAGGCAGCCGCACTCGGAACTGTTGGCGACATCACCCTCATGGATCTTAGCCAGTATGCCTTGATCGAGAAAGACGGCCTCGTTGCAGATCAGAGCATTCATGTTCAGTTCGTGACTGATGAGACCGCTTTCAAATGGGTGCTTAGGACCAATGGCCAGCCTATCTGGAGAAAGGCGCTTACCCCTTACAAGGGCAGCATAACAGTTTCACCGTTTGTCGGCGTAGCGACGCGGTCATAACGGAATAAAGAGAAAGGAGGAATATAGATCATGAAAGGAATGAATCTCTCAGAATGTGCTCACATAGTTAACCTTCTACCGCCTGTCAATACCACTGGCGGCGTAACCTCTGTATATTTCAACATGGCGAATTATGCGCATGCTTCGATCATTGTTCAGATCGGAGTGTCCGCCGCGGCACCGACAGCAGTAACGGTCAATGCCGCCACAAGCGCAGCGGCCACCACTACAGCGGTCATACCGTTTGCTTACTACTCATGCAGCACAACCGCGACCTCGGATACTCTCGGTGTCCGCACGGCGGCTACCACCACAGGGTTTACGCCAGGGGCGGTAGACAACATCTACTACACGATTGAAATCGACTCGGATGAGCTTTTGGCAGCTGGCAACGGGTACAACTACATCGGAGTGACCCAGGGTAATACGACAAACTCCGTTATTGAGTCGATGGTAGCCATCCTCACGGGTCCAAGGTTCGCACAGGGTTCTGGTATTCAGGCAACCGTCCTGACATAAGTATAAACGCTCAATCGAGAGGCTTGTCTTTCGGGGCAAGCCTCTTTTAAAAGGGTAAAATGAGCCAATTAACAGACGCTGAAAGCAGATGCTTTGTAGATCTATCGATACCTAATGCGGTATCGGTGACGCTGCTATCTCGTGGCAATGCGGTTATCAATGCCCTATATGACAATAAGGATTATCTTTCAGATCCCATGAATGCAGGGATATCCATAGAAACGAATAAGCCTACTATCTGGGCGCTGGATCATGAATTGAATACTACAAAGCACGGAGATCGCGTATTGATAGGTAGCACGACTTATTACGTTATCGGTGGTCCTCATCTCGACGGCGATGGGTTTGGATTAGTAATCCTGAGTGCGGATGCCCCACGATGACCATACTTCAGCAAATAATGAATGCAGTACAGACTCGATTCCAGACGATAATCGTTGAAAATAATTATTCTTCGGATATTGGCAATAACGTAACGATTCAGAAGACGACGAATTATTCACAGGGTGAACCGGATGGGATTGATCTTGTCTTTGAGGAAGACGACCCCAAGTTTTTCAGTGAAAGTCTTTTCGATCATGTTATCAAGGTTAAGGCTTGCATCTATTTTCAGGATGGGAACGACACTTTCATCAATATAACAGAGGCAAATAACGATGTGCTTATTGCCATCGGTAAAGATACGAAGTGGACGGTCAACGGTACTCCGCTTGCTTATTTCACATTGCCGGGGCTTACGGTAACGAAGCTCAAGCAGGATGGCGCTTTAATCGGCGGATCGGAAGTGAATTTTACAATCAAGTACAAGACGCTCCCCTGGACGTCTTAAATTAAGGAGGTATTGGCATGAATCTGCAATTCGGCACAGGCTCTCTAGTAGCTTTCAATACGGGCGGAGGTACTTCGGGATTGCCCGGCCATCCTCCTGTACAGTTTGGAGCGCTTCAAGACGTTGAAATCGATTATGACTTTACGATGAAGGAGCTGCACGGGCAGAGTCAGTTTCCTCTAGCAGTTGCAAGGGGGACGGGCAAGATCACCGGCAAGGCGAAGTTCGCCGACATGAACGCCCTGATAATGAATGAATTGTTCTGGGGTCAGACAATGACATCCGGACAGGAACTGCTTTCTCTTAACGAGGCTGTGACAATTCCATCTACCGGACCATATACCGTAACACCTGCTAAAGCCGTATGGGTGGCAGACTATGGCGTGAGAGATGGGCTTACGGGCGTACCGGCAACTAAGACGGCTTCTGCTCCAGCCACCGGTCAGTATTCTTGCGGCACAACCGGCGTGTTGACCTTTGCGGCGGCTGATGCCGGACTGACTCGCACGATCACCTATTCTTATACCACCACGGGCGGCTGGAACATGGTCATGGCGAATCAGCTTCAGGGTCAGGCTCCAGTTTTCCAGGTTGCACTCCAGCAGACCTATTTGAATAAGGTCTATGCAATCCAGCTCTATGCCTGTACGAGCACCAAGCTGACGATGCCGACGAAGATGGAAGACTACATGATTTCCGACTTCGAGTTTTCGGCATTTGCGAACTCAGCCGGTAACATCGGAAAAACCTCATTCCCTGAATAATTAGGAGGCTTTGTGATTGAAGGCGTAAAGGTAAAGATCGGAGAGCAGGAGTACGAGATACCTGCTCTCAATTTCCCGAGACTCAAAAAGGTTATGGCATTGCAGACTAAGCTTGTCGGTGAGACTGGAGAAAAGTCCGACCAGGTCGACGCCATGACGGAGATTATCTTCATAGCAGTACAGCGCAATTACCCTGATATCAAGCGCGAAGAAATTGAGGATAGTCTTGACATGCTGAACGTCAATGGAATCCTTGACGAGATCTTGTTTGTGTCGGGGTTAAAAAAAAGACCGACTCTGGAAGTGGAGCAGATTTAGACTGGGATGAGATTTACTGCTTTCTCGTAACGATGACGGGCTGGACCTGGGAGTATATTGATGAAACAATGACGCTCCCAAGGTTCTACTCCTTGCTGGATTTCTGGGAAGTAACGCCACCACTGGC